ACTAACTATCAAAGCCCTACACGCTTTTCACTATACGGAATCAAGGGAGCGTAAATGCCAGCAACATACGAGCCAATCGCTACCACGACTTTAGGTAGTTCCGCATCATCTATTACCTTTAGCAGTATTCCGGCAACATATACGGATTTAAGACTAGCGCTTTATGGAATAGCAAGTTCAGGAAATTTCTTGGCTCCTGGATGTCGCTTTAATTCAGACACAGGATCAAACTATTCATACACGACCATTTTTGGGGATGGTTCGGCCGCAGGTTCTGGCCGCACTACATCTACAACAAGCATTGCATTTGTTACCCAATTTTCTATTACGAGTTCTACTGGCGGATTTGTAACAGCTGATGTATTTTCTTATGCTGGCTCAACCAATAAAACAGTTTTAACAACTGGGTCTGTGGACTTAAATGGGTCAGGTGAAGTTGAAAGAATTGTGGGTTTATGGCGTAACACCGCAGCAATAACGACCTTAACTCTTACTGGCTCTTATGGGGCTGGCACAACCGCTACTCTGTATGGGATAAAAAATGCCTAATACCTACTCACTCATCTCATCCAATGTCCTTAGTAGCTCTGCTGCATCTGTTACCTTCTCTGCTATTCCTAGCACTTATACGGATTTAGTGTTAAGGGCAAGCATTAGAGGTAATGGCACACAGACTCCAGATGTGGGCGTGCTCAACATCAACAGCAATGGTGCTTCTAACTTCTCTTCTACTTATCTACGCGGTACAGGTAGTGCGGTTAACAGTGCCAGAGACACAGCAGGAGCTAGTGCTTATGCCTTTAACAATCAATGGACTGGCAGCACATCTAATACTTTTGGTTCGACTGAGATCTACATACCTAATTACGCTGTGACAGGCGGCAAGCCAATTAGCAGTTTTACTGTCACAGAGGACAATGCCACAGCCGCTTATATGGCTGTGATGGCTATGTATTCAAGCCTTACGACTGCAATTACATCTTTGACACTATCGAGTGCATTTAGCAACTCATTCGTCTCAGGTTCATCTTTTTATCTATACGGCATCAAATCTAGTTAAGGAGCAACAATGACAACAGCAATCGAAGTAAACTGCGAAACAGGTGAGGTCATCGAACGCCCTTTAACGGCCGATGAAATCGCAGCCAATGAAGCGGCAGCAGCACAGGCAGAGGCAGACCGCTTAGCGGCAGAGGCAGAGGCAGCAGTCAAGGCTCAGGCTAAGGCTGCACTACTGGAGAAGCTTGGCATCTCTGAGGATGAAGCGAAGCTGCTATTTGGATGAAAGTCAAGTTAAGTAGAGCTGCTATTCAGTTAAGAGAGCAGATAGATGACTCGTTCCCAGATCGTGACCGCACATCGGATGGTTGGGTTGGTGATACCCGACACGCTGCTCGCAAGTCAGATCATAATCCAGATGAGCAGGGCTGGGTACGCGCCATTGATGTGGACAAAGACCTATTCAAGGGCGGGAAGCCAGACATCATGGGAGATCTTGCTGATCAGCTTCGTACCTTGTCCAAGTCCAAAACAGACAAGCGTATTAGTTACATCATTTTCGATGGACGAATCTGCTCCAGCATCCTCAACTGGAAGTGGCGCAAGTACACAGGGGCTAACAAACACACTAAGCACATGCATGTTAGCTTTAAGAAAGAAGCTGACAATGATGGGGCTTTTTTTCAAGTATCTATGTTAGGAGCATCTAATGGATAATCTACTTCTCATCATTGCCGGCATTGTAGGCGTTGCACTACTGCCAGCACTGCGCACAGCTATTAAGTCATACCGCGCTCGTAAGTCAGCAGCTGACATTATTGTCGATGCGCTAGAGGCAGCCATTGACGAGGTAGATAAGAAGTGACACAGGCAGACTTCTTCACCCTTTACATTGCCACCATTGCTGCACTGGGTGGGTTGTCTGGCTATGTCATCACGCATCTATTGTCAGAGATTAAAAGACTCAACACGCGAGTCGATGAAATCTATAACATATTACTTGACAGGTAACATTCTGCTATGGCAAGAAAAGCAACTAAGGCATTAGAGGAGCAAGGCTACTCAAAGCTTGATGCTTATTGCATTGGGCTTTATGAATACTTCTGCTCTCTTAAGCGTGCAGGATTCGCAGAAGATGTAGCCATGTTCATGATTACAGAGCCACAGGCTTACCCACACTGGATCTTGCCAGATCCTATTGCGCCTGAGAAGTTTGGCGATTATGAAGATGAGGACGATGATTAAAATAGTGGTCGTGTCCGATCTTCAAGTTCCATACCATGATCGGGTAGCCACCCGAAACCTTGCAAGCTTCATCTCTAAATTTAAGCCAGATCAGGTAGTCACTATTGGCGATGAAATTGACCTCCCCCAGATAAGCAAGTGGGAAGAAGGGCGCATGGGCTCATATGCCCAGACCCTAGATGATGACCGTAATGAGGCTGTGCAGCTTCTCTGGGAGTTAGGCGTTACTGATTGCATCCGTAGTAATCACACAGACCGCCTCTATAACATCATCATGGCTAAAGTGCCAGCCTTCGGTGCACTGCCAGAGCTGCGCTTTGAGAAGTTCATGAAGTTCGATGAGTTGGGTATCACCTTTCACAAGAATCCTATGCCCATTGCGCCTAACTGGATTGCAGTGCATGGAGACCACACACCCATCAAGCCACATGGTGGGCTCTCAGCCCTTGAGGCAGCCCGTAGGCATGGAAAGAATGTCATCTCAGGTCATACTCACAGAGCAGGGCGTAGCGCCTTCTCAGAGGCTTCTGGAGGGCGTATAGGGCGTGTCCTACATGGTGTTGAGGTAGGCAATCTCATGGACTTCAAGCAAGCTGCATACACAAAGGGCGTTGCTAATTGGCAGCAGGCTTTCGCCATTATCTATGTCAATAAGGCTAAGGTTCAAGTGGATCTAATTAACATTGAGAAAGACGGCACATTTATTGTGGCTGGAAAATCCTACGGCAGACCGCGTTAAATCGTTATCATTTCGTTACACAAATGTACTTGATTAGTCGGACACTTCTGTCACACTAAGTCTGTAAGCATCCGAGGGCGTTGCTTGCAGTTAGGTAATGAAATGGCAAATACAGACAAACTACTTCTTATCTGCATTATTGGAATGATTATAGGCTTTGTTATAGTCATCATAGATGTGCAGAAAACATCATATAAAAGGGGCGTTCGCGATGGCTATCACCGAGGTCGCAGTTATAAGGGGCAGGAATGAAAGCCAGTGAAATCTTACTCACAGCCACAGACACGATCCGTGACCGTGGGCTATCATACGGTCACCCTGCGGATAACTTGCAGCACACCGCAATGCTCCTCAGTGCATACCTACAGACACCGATCCACGATTATCAAGTCGCAGGGATCATGGTCTTGGTTAAACTTGCAAGGACTAATCAGTCAGCCCAACACATCGACAACTGGGTCGATCTATGCTCATACGGAGCACTAGCTGGGCAACTAGCTACAGAGGAGAACGATCTTTATGTTTAATCTAGCCGATTATGAGCCAGTGGAGGTAAGACTTGAAAAGTTTATTAAGGACTATCCAGCGTTTCGCATATCTACAGAGCTGGAGGTGGTCGAGGCTACTCGATACATTGTTAAGGCGTATTTATTTAAGAATGCTGAAGATAGCGTTGCATGGGCAACAGGGTACGCTGAGGAAACAGTTACTAGCCGAGGCGTTAATCAGACTTCAGCACTGGAGAATTGCGAGACTTCGGCAATCGGCAGAGCACTTGCAAATGCAGGTTATGCGCCTAAAGGAAAGAGACCAAGCAGAGAAGAAATGAGCAAGGTCGTTGCTACAAAAGTAGCAAAGCCAGCTGTGCAAGATGTTAAGCCAGATGATCAGGATTACTGGACTACACCTGTTGGAGAGTATCGGGGCGTAGTCGATGCACCTGTAACACTTGAAAAGGCTATGGAGAATGTAGCTGCGATCATGGGAACAGGCGAGGCAGTAGAAGCGCCATCATGCGAACATGGACATATGCAATGGCGTGAAGGTGAAAAGAATGGTAAGGCATGGGGTGGCTACTTCTGTAATACAGCGATCTCATCGGCACATAGATGCCCGACTAAGTGGTACAACCTAAACTCACAAGGCAAGTTCGAGCCACAGAAGGCGAGAGCATAATGGGTAACATTGGAATCAAGATAAATGGTGAGTGGGTTGATCTCATGTCAGCTTTCGTGCCATGTCAGTTATGCAATGAGCCAGTTCAGATTCGTGACTTAGAAGATATATCATCCGATTCAGTCAATGGTGTAGTTACTTGGCAATGCTCTAAATGCAAAGCTGTTAATGGCTAGTCAAGCAAGGAAACACAGAGGATTCCGCACAGAGCGTGTTGTCGCACAGTACCTATCGACTGTATGGCAAGGCGCATGTGTGGGAAGGGGTAGTGGCAAGGATATTGTTAATGTGCCGTTCGATGTTGAAGTCAAAGCCCGCGCTGGATTTCAACCGAAAGCATATTTAGCACAGCTGAAAAGCCGCACAGCCATTTCGGGGGAATTGGGCTTTGGGGTTATCAGACTCAACGGACAGGGTGAGGATGCGCGTGAGTATGCCGCGATTATCCGACTTGAGGATCTCTTGCCACTACTCATATTAAGATACGGTCACCTAGACAAAGAACCTACTGAGGCAGACATAGACCGATGCTCTGGATGTGGGTCATACATGATAAGGAAGTGCTTAACTTGCCAACCTACGATTACAAATGCAGCCGATGCAATCTCAATCAAGAGGTTAGCCACGGATGGCACAATCGACCAGTAGTGCTATGCAATTATTGTAATGAGCCGATGGTCAAAGTAATCGGGGCAGCAGCTACGCATTTCAAGGGCAAAGGCTTCTACAGTACGGATAAATAGTTATCCACAGAAGTTATCCACAGGAGGTTATCTTGAAACGAAACACCGCTCTGAGCAGGACTTTTACAAATGGATTTGACAGCGATGGTACGCTAACGGCGCAGAGCCTCTCAAAGGCTCACCGCGACCCGCTGAGGCGGGTAGGTCGCGGGGTGCTAGTAGCTATTGGGATAGCTCTATGCATCATGCCTGATGCAGGTGGATCTAAACCAGTGCAATATGTAAGCTATAAAGAATATGCTTTACATCTATTACATTATGATTATGAGCAATATAAATGCCTGACAATACTCTGGGGTAAAGAAAGTGCGTGGAATCCAGAGGCAATAGGTAATCTCAATGGATCTCAAAGAGTTTATGGAATACCACAAGGTAAGAGTGAGTGGCTTAAAGACCAAGATGGTTATGGTCAAGTACGATGGGGTTTGTCATATATAGAACACAGATATTCCACACCATGCAGGGCATACGAGCATTGGAGGGCACATAATTGGCATTAACACAAGAGCAGATAGAGTTCATTAGAGATCATGCTAATACGGGCGCTAAGAACATAGCTCTTGTGTTAGGGGTTAAGTACAGTACAGTAGTTAATGTAGCTCATAGACATAGGATAAGCCTTAAGACTAATGATAAGCGTGGGCGTAGTATGCAAGCCCATGTTATACAGACACCAGAGACAACAGAGAATGTATGTGCCAATCAACCAATCATCGAAGCGATGCGATATCAGATATGGATTAAGCGTGAGTTTATGGGTAAAGAAGTACTATGGACTAGAGAGTGGAAGAAGCAACGCGAGCGTGTACTAAAGCGAGATAACTACACATGCATGTACTGTGGTCAGGATGCAACGCAAGTAGATCACATCATCCCACGCAAGCGTGGTGGTGGTCATGACCTTGATAACCTAGTGGCATGCTGCTCACCATGTAACTCACGCAAGGGCGCGCTCGAAGAAGGGGTTTTTCTAACACGGAGCGTGAC